GATACTTTGGATGTTCATACGGATCAACTCACGCCAGTTCATCTTAGGCTCAGTCATGTCCTTGATCAGGCGCTGGATACCCCAAGGCACTTTGCCTGCACCAGCTGCCGCCGCTGACTGGATCATTGCCTGCTTGATCTCATCACGGATGGCCTGTGCTTCTTCCTTAGTCATGCCGGGAACGCCCTTGCCGCCCTTGCCTTCTTTGTCTCCTTCTTTGTCTCCTTCTTTGCCTTCGCTAGGAGCGTTGCCGTCTTCGTTAATGTGATCGTCAAGCAGGTCACCAACTTGCTTGAGCAAGTCCTCCATAGAGATCTTCTCAGACTTTTCCCAAAGCTCGTCGTAGATCTCTTCCCATGCCATGCCACGATACTTATTGTCTTGGCAGATATTTACTTCGGTGATCTTGTCGCCGATACGCTCGTCTACAAGGATCTGATTGACTGCAAAGTCCTGTGCAATATTACTCAGCTGACGATCACGCGATCCTACACGACCAAAGTGGTCAAACACGCAATGACAGATCTCATGTGCAAAGAGGAACTCTAGTTTCTTGATAGAAAGTTTCTTAACAAAGTCCACATTGTAGTAGAAGTTTCTGCCGTTAGTTGCGGCAGTTTGGCACCAATCGCTAGCATCAATCAGTTGCATACGAGTAGCCATGTTGCCGAAGAAAGGAGTCTTCAGTAGCAGGGCAATACGGGCAGTTGTCAGTTTCTCAATAATCGGATCATTCATTAGTCGCTCTCCTTAGTATGTATATATTATAGCACAGGATTGTTCAAACGTCAACCCCTAGATTCAGCTCCATTGCACTTAGAACGTATAAATAAGAGTGAGGATCGCGATGTACCACCATCCACCCTCTCTAACAGTTTATAAGGAACTATCAGCATGAATATTTACACTCCCTACACCTATCTCATAACATTTCTGCCCACAGGGCAACAGTACTATGGTGTTCGTACCAAACGAGGCTGCAACCCCACAGACCTTTGGAACAGTTATTATACAAGCTCTAAGGTTGTACGTCAACTGATCGCTCAACACGGCTGTGGTGCTTTTACAACACAAGTCCGAAAAACATTTACTACCAGAGAAGCAGCATTGCTGTGGGAACATCGTGTTCTCCGTCGATTGGATGCTGCCCGTACTCCTCACTGGCTAAACAAGAACAATGGTGATAAGAAGTTTATCAACGAAGGCAAGACAATGAACGGTAAGAAGCATACCGAAGATGCCAAACAGCGTATGAGTATTAACAGCAGTGGAGAGAAGAATCCCAATTGGGGAGGAAAAGCATTCACTGACGAGAGTCGTCGTAAAATAAGTGAAGCTCGTAAGGGATCTAAACACACACCCGAGTCCCGTAAGAAGATGTCGGCGGCTCAGTCTGGGGAGAACAATCCCAACTATGGTAAGAAGTTCCATTGGTGGAACGACGGCACTCGCAATTCGTTAGTAGAACAATGTCCCGGATCGGAGTGGGTGCGTGGACGCTTATGGAGTGACGGACATAGAGCTAAGATGTTAGCATCACGGCACCCTACATAAGGAAAAAGGTGGGCTACTGCTGAGACAGTACCCACCCTCAATGGAAAACTGGGTCTAAATCAATTTTCCATTGCCACGAGCACATATTTGCCAAATCTTTTATGAAACTCTTCGAAGCTCTTCATCTTTGTAGCATCCAACGGCAGGTTGTAGTTTGTCAACGCTGTCTTCGCACCCATCACTACCAACTCAGTTGGGAAATTGTCCATCATGTAGCGGAAGAAGTTGTCAGCACCGTCGTCCCAGTTCTTGACTTTCTTCTCTGAACGGTCTTTCAACTCGTAGCACAAGCTCACAGTCAAAGAGTACATTGCTGAGATCTCTTTAATCTGCAGGTCCTTGACCTTGCCATCAATGATGTCTTCTGCTTTAGGCAAGCGTCCTGCAATCTTGCGGTGAGCCATAAACTTCACAGCCAAGCCATCACCAACTGCACCACTGATCAAGTTAGTCAGCGTGTCGTTGTCAGTGTCGTCATCTTCCAACAGCTCGCTCACAAAGCTCCATGAACGTGGAGTAGCGAATGCCTTTGAGCTAGACTTAGGATCAAAGTCATACAGATCTTGCTTGGCAAAGCCCACATAGCCTACGACCTCTGAGTGGATCTTGTTCAGCGTGGCCCAGTCCTGCCAGTCATCAAAGTCTACCTTTGCTTCCAAGTGGACGAAACGGTTAGCCAGTGGAGCTGGCATACGATATGTCACACCACGATCGCCTTCGCGGTTACCAGCGGCAACCAAGTCAACACCATCTGGCAGTTTGTAAGTACCAACACGACGGTTCAGGATCAACTGATAGGCCGCAGCCTGCACAGCTGGAGGAGCACTGTTCAACTCATCCAGGAAGATGATTGCGGTGCTAGTTGGATCTGTAGGCAGCTCTGCTGGAGGCGCCCACACCATAGTGCCTAGGTCGCTGTTGTAGTAAGGAATACCTTTGATGTCAGTAGGTTCCCACAGGGCTAGACGAACGTCGATGACTTCGCGGCCTGCGTCTTCGCCAATCTGCTTGACGATATCTGACTTACCAATACCTGGAGGACCCCACAGGAACACTGGGCGACGTTTCTGGATTGCCTTAGCGATAGAACGCTTGGCACTCTTTGGACCCACTTGACGAACACTAATATCTGCTGACTTTGACATAATAAAGACCCTTCTCAGTTGTTACAATTTGCTTTCTCAGTGTTAATAGTATAACACCAATCACCCTAGTTGTCAAGCTCTTTTTACAAAGTTAAGTTGGGTAGTGTTGTCGCCACGAACACTTTTAATCTTTGCTTTGATACAGATCTTAGTGCCTGCTTCTAAGTTACTATTATACCAGAAATCAACGAAGCTGTCAACCAGTTTTGCAGTAACCCTATACTTGTCATAGTCTTTGCTGTAGTAGCACTTGACAACTTCTACTTCGCCCTGGATCTTGTCTCCCACATTGCCTGTGAGCTGGGTTGAGTTGCGGATGTCGCTGGTTAGATCCTTACGCTCTTGCTCACGGACCATAGCAGCAGGCAGGCAGCTGACAATGGCAAACTCTAGTAGGTTACGGCCGGTGAACTCATCCATCTGTGCAATACGCAGAGCCTGCTGCTCGAACTCGTTGATCTTGCCCGATAGCTGTTTAAGCAGGAAGCCGTTGAAGAAGTGTCGAACTTCACGTCCTCGCTCGATGTCTGCGGCAGTAGCTTCGGTCACAGCATCTGTTCGCAGCCATTCTTTCAGCATCATCTTGTTGGCCTGTGTGATACGCTTGGTGCACTGATTCTCCATCACGTATACATCTTCTTTGAAGTAGCCGCCGTTGACTCTGTCAGCTGCCACTGCCAATCCCCAAACTTGATCTGCTGTAAACATGTTCGCTCCTAAGTTCTTACTATGACGCTAGTATACTATAATTTATCCCGATTGTCAACCACTTTGTTGGAGTTCCAGCCAAGAAAAAAGACTGTGGCATTTCTACCACAGTCCTAAACACTGCCCCGGGAGCGACTACGGTATGTGTTTGAAAACCCCTTAGAGGGTAATGCCCATCGACTTGGCCTTGTAGCCCAGTGCCACGATCTCACGGCTGGCATTGCCCATTTCATATTCAGTGACCATAACACCGTTGCCTGCTTTGCGGCTCTTAGCGTAGATGGCATAACCATTTTGACGCAAGCGGCTAGCTTCTGCAGCCAAGTTACCAACGCCTAGATCACTCTTGGCCTGTGCTGGTGTTAGTTTTGCACCATTGTAAAGTGCTTGAAAGACTTTGAATGTCTTTGTATCTTTAGAAATACGTTTCATGTTTAAGTTTCCTTTGTAAAGCTGTTATTTCACAGCATTTAATTAGTATATAACACACAGCGTTGAATGTCAACCCTGCGGTTTACCAATTTACTTCTTTACAGAAACATTAGCTCGAAGGAACGCACCGAAGATAACCACAGCCAACCAAGTGCCGATAGTGTAAGGGATCTCCAATGCAGGGAACAAAGTGTTCGCCGCCCAGATGGTAATGACTGGGCCAATGGCAACCAGCACAACGATCAACAGGATACCTAGAATAATTTTAAGCATTGTCATTCTCCATTTCGTTAATTTCCTGTTGAAGCTTCAGTTCAGCGATTTCTTTGTCGACTTCTTTCTCTGCCCGTCGACCTGCTGTGGCACTGCCCTTCTTGTAGATCTCCCAATAGTGATCTTCACAGTAGCTCTTGCCGCCGATACTCTTTTTGCCGCAGAACGTGTACGGCCACGCCTTTTGTTCTGCGCCAATGAACTGACATGTTCTTGCTGGGCCAAATCCTAAATCCATTATGCACCCCTCCGCATGATTGTGACTTCAGCCATGCTCTTCCAGTTGTTGGCAAAGCTCTTGCGCAGGTCTGCAACCTTGAGCACAGTGCGCAAGCTCAACTCACGCATCTTGGCACGGTTCTCCATAACAAAGTCTACTACCTCATCACGCTGAACTTCATTGAACTCGTAGCTGTCCAGCATGCCGTCAACTACAATCTGCTTGATACGCAGGCACTTTTCACGATCAGTGTCCATTTGCAGATCAATGTAGTGGCAACGGCTTTCTAACGCTGCCAAGTGATCTTGCAATTTCTTAGAACGAACGTTCTCGAACTTGATGTTGGTGATAAAGATAGCACCTGCTTTGAATTCGAACTTGTCTGGAATGCCTTCGCTTCGCAGGATGCGGCTGTCAGTGTTCCAAGAGATAGTGCGCTTCTTGCTAGTGTCCAAAGCTGCTTTGAGAATGTTCAAGCTAAGGTCGTCTAACAGTACTGAGTCACAGTCATCGAACACGATAACGTTACCTTTCTCACTGTACTCGTAGAGCTTGCTGTACAGGCCAATGGCACTCATAGCACCCTTCACAATCTCATAGCGTGGCTTACGGTCACCTAGTGCATTGAACAGGTCGTCCTTGCTGAGCACTTCGTCAACACCAAAGCTCTTGCCTACGCCTGGAGGGCCTGTGACAATCATTGCTCGCACATTGCCTTCTTTCACAGCCTTGGTCATGTCTGTAAGTACTTCAAAGCGAGCACGTAGGCGCTCAACAATCTCTTCGTCTGTCTCTTTAGACACAACTGCATCACTGACTTTGATCTGTTCCAAGCTCTTGTCTCCTGCTGGAGTTGCTGACACATCGCCTGACACAACAATGTAGCTGTCTACACCATCACACTTGATCTTGATCTTGCGAGCTGGAATGCCTGCATTGCTGGGATTAGCGCTGCCGCCTTCTACTGTAACGAACCCGCCAGTGCTGCCAAACTTGAAACCATCTACAAGTTGAAAGCGTACACCGCTCATGCTGGTCTCGCGGCCACGGATCTTGTAGGTACCATCGTTGATTTGAATAACTGCTGACATAGTTTTCGCTCCTATTTGCTGTTTAAGTGTTTATTATACTGCCAAATGAAGCTGTTGTCAACCCCAGCGGCTGTTGTAATTACGCCACAACTGCTTCTGTAGCCTTTGCTTCGCTCATTGAAACCCACTTGCCGTCTGTAGCGTTACAGCGTACGAACCACGCAGCTATACCGTTGAGCTTGCGCAAGATGTAGTCGTATTCCTCTTGCTGGCATAGGTCAAAGTATTCCTGGATGCTGTCGTACTTGTTGCTCTGCTGGCTATACTCGCCGCGATCACGACCATAGAACAGGCACTGTCCAGCCCACTTGGATTGGAACGCAAGGTACTCATCGCTGCCGTACTTGCCAGGTGCATCAAACGGACGCTTAACACCAATCTCTTCGCCCAGTGTACTGAGGTTCCCCAAGTCCAACAGTTGCTGCACTTTGAACGGGTCCATGTAGTGATTAGTTAGGATAGCGCCTGTGCCGGACAAATAATTATGCCAATGGCAGTAAACTTGCTCTACTGTGCCGTCTGCGTATTCTAAAGCAATAGTTCCGCGAGTTCCCATTTAGTGCTCCTAGTGTGTGTTGCTGTCTATGTGTTAATTATAACAGCTTTTGGATTAATCGTCAACCAAAAAGTTTGTAGTACTTGGGTATTACATGCTCCAGTAAGTTTCTGAGCTTGGGCTACAGTAGTAGGGCGTGTCATAACGCTCTTGAAACTCTATGCCACCCATTAAGTT